AAAAAAGGTGCGGCTCTCAAGCGTTGGTTCAAAGAGGACTGGGTCGATGTTAAAACGGGCAAGCCTTGTGGACGCAAGAAGGGGGAAAAAAGAGGTACTCCTTACTGCCGTCCGAGTAAGAGGGTGAGTTCAAAAACACCTAAGACATCGAAAGAAATGACAAAGTCAGAAAAACGTAGTAAGATACGCGAGAAGAATAAACTTGGTCAACCCGCTGGCAAGCCCCGTAGAGTGTCTGCCGCAAAGCGTAAAACGAGGAACTACTAATGACAACATCAGATTCAAGAGACTTTAATCTCGACGTTGGTGAGATCATCGAGGAAGCGTTTGAGCGGTGCGGCTTAGAGGTTCGTACAGGTTATGACGCTCGTACTGCTCGACGTTCTTTGAACCTGATGTTTGCAGAGTGGGCTAACCGTGGGCTTAACATGTGGACCGTGCAGCAAGGCACGATAACCTTAACTCAAGGTCAGGCAACGGAGACATTGCTTGCGGATGTGGTTGATATCTTAGAGGTGGTGCTTCGCAGAGACGGCACAGATTATGATATGGATCGGATTAGTCGTGGTGATTATGCCACCTTGCCCAGTAAAACAACGCAGGGAAGGCCAAGCCAGTTTTGGTTTAATCGTCAGATTGCTCCTGTTATTAACCTTTGGGCAGTCCCTGAGAACTCTACAGATCAAATAGTTTACTACTACCTGCAACGGATTGATGATGCAGATACGCTGGTCAATACTACAGATATGCCATTTAGGTTTTATCCTTGTATGGTTGCAGGCTTGGCGTATTATCTTGCAATGAAACGAGCTCCCGAGCGTCTTCAACTGTTAAAGGTTGTTTACGAAGAGGAGTTCCAACGTGCCGCAGACGAGGACGAAGATCGAGTTCCGTTAAAGTTGCAGCCTAGCATTCAATATTTGAGGTTGTAATGGCGTTTGCATCTGGAAACAAAGCATGGGGAATATCGGATCGTTCTGGGTTTAGATACCGTTTGAAGGATATGAAGAAGGAGTGGACTGGTGCTTTAGTTGGTCCAGATGAGTTTGAGCCCAAGCACCCTCAGTTGTTTCCTATACGCATAGGTCCAGATCCACAGGCGTTACGCAACCCAAGACCCGAGCCCAACCTTCCAGAAGAAAGAAACATACAATACGGTTGGAACCCTGTTGGAGGTCCAACGGACAATGGAATTAACCCCCCTAACAACTTGGTAGCTACTGGGTCGGTAGGCGAAGTGACGGTGACAACATGAGTTTTACATACACGCAGTTAAAGACAGCTATAGAAGACTACACTGAAAATAACGAAACGTCTTTTCTTACAAATCTTCCTTTGTTTATCCGTCTTACTGAGGAGCGTATTCTAAAGAACGTGCAACTTAATCTTTTTAAGAAAAACGTGTCTGGGTCTATGACATCTTCTAATCAGTATTTAGCAATGCCTTCTGACTTTCTAGCACCGTTTTCATTGTCGTTTACCAACAGTAGTAGCAACACTACCTTTGTAGAATACAAGGACACGGACTTTGTTCAAACGTATACTCCTAACGTAGCTACGACTGGAGCTCCCAGATACTATGCGGCTTATGACTTAGATAACTTCATCTTAGGACCTACGCCAAACAGCAGTTATGTTACAGAACTCCATTATTTTTATAGACCTCAGAGTCTAACACAAAGCACATACACTTTGACGTTAACAAGTGTGACCGGAACATTTACTGCCAGTGACACAATTACGGGTGGAACAAGTGGTGAAAGCAGTGACGTAGATTCTGTTCCAAGTTCAACGTCTATAGTTGTGGTTATACCAAGCAGTAACTACACCGTGGGCGAAACGGTAACCGCCAGCCCAAGTGGGGCAACGGGAGTGGTTTCGGCAATTGGAGCGGACACTACACTGACTTGGCTAAGTGAGAATGCCGAGATGGCATTACTCTTTGGTAGTTTAAGTGAGGCATACTTGTATATGAAGGGTGATCCTCAGATGATGCAGATGTACTCTCAGAGGTTTGCTGAATCAGTTGGTCGTTTAAAGAATCTAGGCGAAGCTCAAGAGGTTACGGATCAGTATCGCACTGGACAGATTATTCGTAAAAAGACGTAAGGAGATTAACGTATGAACAACATGTCTTTTCCGGTCACAATGTCTAATGACTTCAAGGTTGAAGTTGCTACGACCAATGGCCGAGGGTCTACGCCCGAAGAAGTTGCTCAACGCTGTGTGAATAAAATAGTTGGGATTTCTGAAAATGCACCTCCTGCAATTCGGGACCAGGCTAGAGAGTACCGGAACGCCTTGGAGAAGACTATCGCAATATATATGCGACAGGCTATCCAAAGCGATAGAACTACGGTATATAATGCAATTAAAGATGCTGGTCAGCTAGAGTTGGCCGAATATATAAGGAAAATGTAAATGGCTTTTAGTGGCAACTTCTTATGTACCTCGTTCAAAGTAGAACTGATGAAGGGGGTTCACAACTTCACCTCAAGTGGTGGCAACACGTTTAACATCGCACTGTATGACAACAGTGCTAGTTTTACTGCGGCAACTACTGCATACACCTCGAGCAACGAGATCAGTGGTACTAACTACACTGCGAAGGGTCAGGCGTTAAACCCTGTAACTCCTGTGGCAAGCAGCACTACCGCTCTTGTAGACTTTGCGGATGAGGTGTTTTCAAACGTAACGATTTCATCAGTTCGAGGAGCGTTGATCTTTAACGACTCTGCCTCTGGTGATCCTTCGGTTTGCGTGTTGGATTTTGGCGCTGACAAAGCAGCCAGTTCTGGGGACTTTACGATTGTCTTTCCAACAGCGGATGCGTCTAACGCTATTATCCGGATAGCCTAATGTCTGACGCCATCGTTGCACTTCATGGGTGGAATAGCTCTACCAGAGGGTGGAACGAAGGCGCGTGGAACTCAGAGGTTGCGCTTCCTGGCGCTGCTGGATCTGTGGGTGCAACCACAGTTACTGCTGATTCAAACCTTTCGGTTACGGGAGTTGCAGGAACCAGCGCAATTGGATCTGTGTCAGTTACTGCTGATTCAAACCTTTCGGTTACGGGAGTTGCGGGCACAAGTGCAGTTGGTTCAACCACAGTTACTGCTGATTCAAACCTTTCGGTTACGGGAGTTGCGGGCACATCGGCTTTAGGAAGTTTCTTTACCACCAATACGATGGTAACGATGACAGCTTCGATCAACAGTGTAACCGTAACGGGTGCGGCCGACATATCGGTTACGGGAGTTGCAGGAACAGGCTCTGTCGGATCAGTTACGGCATCTGCTGATTCAAACATATCGGTTACGGGAGTTGCGGGCACTGGTTCCGTTGGCTCCGTTACTATCACAGGTGCAGGCAACATATCGGTTACGGGCGTTGCGGGCACTGGAGAAATCGGTGAATTGCAACAACCATGGGGATTGATTATACCATCGCAAACACCAAACTTTTCGGGGGTAACGCCCTCGCAAACACCAAACTTTTCGGGGGTAACGCCCTCGCAAACACCGTCTTGGACGGACATTGCAGCATAGGATAGAAAAATGGCTAGTACATATGTAAATGACTTACGGTTAGAGGAAATTGGTTCCGGCGAACAGTCAGGAACCTGGGGTGATACCACTAACACAAACCTCGAACTCATTGCAGAAGCTTTTAGTTACGGCACAGAAGCCATAACAACAAACGCCGACACGCACACAACTACAATTGCGGATGGGGCAACGGACCCTGGACGCTCGATGTTCTTGAAATACACAGGAACTTTGGACTCTGCTTGTACAATTACAATAGGGCCGAACACGGTCAGCAAGTTGTGGTTTATTGAGAACGGAACTTCTGGTTCCCAGAACATTATTATATCTCAAGGGTCTGGGGCTAACGTCACAATTCCAGCGGGACAAACCAAGGCAGTTTACTCGAACGGTGGTGGTTCTGGCGCGGCTATGGTTGATGCGTTTGCTACGCTTAACGTGGTGGACTTGTTGGTTGATGACGATCTGACTGTTACGGATGATGTAGCAATTGGTGGCGCGTTGGCCGTGACGGGTGATTATTCTTCCACAACTTCTGGTACATCCAACCTACGCCTTGGCGTCAACGCAGGTAACTCAATAGCCTCTGGCGGTAACTACAACGTGGTTGTGGGCGATGAGGCAGGTACTGCGATTAGTACTGGAGATGCTAATACAGCAATAGGTTATGCTGCTTTAGATGCTTTAGATACAGGTATTAATAATACTACGGTTGGATGGTCTTCTGGTGGTGCTTTAACACAAGGAACTAGAAATACTGCTATTGGATACGCCTCGTTAGATGCTGATACATTAGGCAGCAGGTCAACTGCATTAGGTTATTCCGCTTTAGGTGTTCAAAACTTCACTACTGCAACAGATAGTTACAATGTGGCAGTAGGGCATGAGGCAGGAGCAGCAGTCACAACTGGCATAAAAAACTCCATCCTTGGTGGCCTTGCAGGTGATGCCCTAACTGATGCTGACTTTAATATTGCTGTTGGGTTTGCGGCTTTATCCTCAGATACTTTGGGTAGTAAGTCTGTAGCTATAGGTGAAAGTGCATTAGGCTCACAAAACTTCACTACAGCTACAGATACCTTTAATACGGCTGTTGGTCATAGAGCAGGATCAGCAGTCACCACGGGCGATTCAAACACGCTTATTGGTGCTTTAGCAGGTGATGCATTAACTGTTGGAAATAGTAATGTTGCTATGGGTTTAAATTCACTAGGCTCCGACACAAAAGGTGACAGAAGCGTAGCTATCGGTATGGCAGCTTTAACTGCACAAAACTTTACGACAACTACAGATACTTACAATACTGCCGTTGGTTATACAGCAGGAGCAGCAATCACCACAGGCGTAGAAAACACCCTCATCGGTGGACTTGCAGGTGACGCACTTCTGACAGGTAATTATAATACAGCAGTTGGTAAAAGTGCGGGAGGTGCGCTAACGACTGGTATTGAAAATGTTTTTGTTGGCGTTATAGCAGGTGATGCCTTAACTGACGCAGATTACAACGTAGCGATGGGTAGCAATTCCCTAACTACTGATACACTAGGTAGTAAATCAACTGCTATTGGTGCGTACACTTTAGCTACACAAAACTTTACGACTGCAACAGAAACTTGGAATGTAGCCGTTGGTTATAACGCAGGTAATGACATCACAACTGGCAGGTCTAACACCCTAATAGGCAGTCTAGCAGGTGATGCACTTACGGATGCAGATTATAATGTTGCTATTGGAACAGATGCTTTAACTGCTGACACATTAGGTAGTAACTCTGTAGCAGTTGGAGTTGGTGCTTTATACTCTCAAAACTTCACTACTGCTACAGATACTTACAACGTAGCCGTTGGACGTTCAGCAGGAGAGCAAATCACCACTGGCATAAGCAACACCATTGTCGGTGGCCTTACAGGAGATGCACTCACCGATGCAGATTATAATGTGGCAATCGGTTTAGGTTCTTTAGGTGCAGATACAAAAGGTAATAAATCAGTTGCGGTAGGAACTGCTTGTTTGCAAGCTCAAAACTTTACCACATCTACTGATACTCTTAATACAGCCATAGGACATAATGCAGGTAATGATGTCACCACAGGCATACACAACACCCTCATAGGTGGGCTAGCAGGGGATGCATTAACAGATGCTGATTACAACGTAGCTGTAGGAAAAGACGCATTAGGTGCGGATACTTTAGGTTCAAGGTCCGTTGCAATAGGTCGTATGGCTTTAGGTAATCAAAACTTTACAACCGCTACAAATAGTTACAATACAGCCGTAGGCTATGGCGCAGGTATTCAAGTAACCACGGGCACACTCAACGTCCTCATTGGTGGTGATGCAGGTGACGCTCTTACAGACGCAGATAAGAATACTGCTGTAGGTTATAGTGCCTTGAGCAGTGATACGATGGGTTCTCAATCAACGGCTGTAGGATACCAAGCTTTATTTTCACAAAACTACACTACGGCAACGAATACTCGTAATACAGCGGTAGGTTATAACGCAGGTAGTGAAGTCACCACAGGTACAGATAACACCTTAATTGGACATGAAACAGGAAATGCTCTTACAACAGGATACCACAACACGGCTCTCGGACATGATGCTTTAGGTGCTACTGATGATGGTATAAATAACGTAGCTATCGGTATGGAAGCTATGGCAAGCGGTAATGC